CTGGATAATATCTGCCAGATCTTCCAGTTCTTTTTCGGTATAGAACTGGTTAGTGCTTGGAACCAGCTGGGAATAATGGATTGATTTCATATTCTGCCGGTAAGATCCGGAAAGAGAAGCAAGAATCTTGCTTTTTTTTGCCTGTTCTACAGACAGGCCCATTTTATTCTTAAGAATCGCATTTAAATCTGCCATATTTTTATTTCTCCTATTCCATTAATGCCAGAACTTCTTTTGTAAGATCCTCGTAATCTTTTGTTGATGCATCGGTTCTGCGGTGTTTTTCCAGTGGTTTTCTTGCCTTATTCGCTGAATTCACAGCAGCTCGGTTACTGATAACGGTAGTGAGCAGTGGAAACTGGTATTTCTCTACCAGGTCACGTATTTCTTCTATCTGAGATTTACGGCCAGCATATTTCGAAATAAATACATGGTATGTAAGTTCCGGATTATAGTATTCCTGAATCTGTGCAATGTAATCAGATAGAAAGTTTAGGCCAGTTTTTCCGAAAGCATCCGGTTCATATGGAATCAGAAGTTCATCCGCTGCAACCAGTGCGGCAATTGTTGGCAGCTGCATGGAAGGATGGCAGTCAATAATCGCATAATCATAGCGATCTTCTACTTGGTGCAAAGCTTCTTTGATAATAACTGGAAGTCCATCTGCCTCCTCCATCCGGGGAGAGGCCTTGATAAGATCAAGGTTTGGATAATTCGTTCTGTAAATGCATCTTTCTGTTTTTACACCATGGAAAATATCCAGCAATGTTTTGGAATTTTCGTTGACTCTGTTGTAAACATAGGTTGTATTGGACTGCGGGTCAGCATCAACCATCAGCACTCTTTTTCCCAATGCGGAAAGGTTGTAAGCCAGATTAATGACCGTTGTGGTTTTTCCAACCCCTCCTTTGTAGTTATCGACTGCGATTACTTTCATGTTATCTCCCTTCCGGTTCCTTCTGGAACCAATAAAATAGACAGTCTAGGAAATATAATAATTTTTTTAATAATTTTTTATTAACTTTTCTATTAATATTATATGATAAAATGCGCAATAAATCAAGAGAAAATTTGATTTATCGCGCAAAAAACATAACCCTGGCGGGTGGAAATGTCAAAAGGACACATCCATTTTCAACAGATCTGTCCTTTTGACATTTGAAAAAGTGTATGTTGTACGTTTACAAAATCACCTCTATGAAGGTTTTGACGGCTTGCTTATATTCTTCCGGAAGGATCAGTACGCTGTCAACCAGTTTTGTATCCGGAGTAAGTGCCTGCGCAAAAGAAAAAATTGCTTTTGCTGCATGTGCTGGACACTTAATAGAAATTGTACGACCGTCAGAAGCGGAAGGTTCCTTCGTTGTGTCTTCCGGCTGTTCTTCGGATACAGGAATTTCTTCCGAATTTGTGCTATTCACGCAGGTATCTAAGGCATTATTTTGAAAATTTAAAAAATCCTCAGAGGCAAGTACCTTTATTTTCTCAAGACTTCCATCAATATAAAGCCCATCCATGGAAGTAGCCCTGGATAAGGCTACATAAAGCTGCCCACAAGAAAAAATTTCAGGCCACCTATTCCCTAATTTGAGAGTAACTTTATCCAGACTTTGCCCTTGAGATTTATGGATTGTTATTGCATATCCTGGTCGGACTGGAAGCTGCCGGAAAGTACCAATGATTTCCTTTGTGACTTTGTTTGTGCTAGGATCAACGGCATAACGTTCTACATCCCAGTTGGCATATGGAACGGTTACCAATTCATCGCTTTCGTCAATTTTAACTGTAATCTCATCATTCCCAAGACTGGTTACGATGGCGCTGCTTCCGTTCCGGTATTTATCCGTGTTCTGCAGCATGATAACACGAACATTTTTCTTTAAATGCAGCTGATCTGGTGCCGGTTTATCCTGAGCGGATACATCACCGGCAATTTGTGCCTGATAAGTGCGTGCTTTTCCAGGAAGCTTCGCAATTTTTGCGGCGTTAATTTGGTCAGCAGTTTTGTTCCTTCCACAGAGACATATAGCCTCATCGGAGTCAGAAAAGGGTTTCTTCCTTGAATTTTCAGTAAAATACGGCAGGAAAGATCGATCACCTAGACGAATTCCCTGCAGGGCATGTATCATATCCTTATTGGATTGTCGCATAACCTCTGTTAATTCACATTTGACAAAGTTACATTCCTTCCATCCAGGGGCAAGAAAGGCATAACCAGATTTGACGGGGAATCCGTAGTGTTGTGACATAAGATCACCTTCATCCGGTCTTCCATCGTTCGTATGCACAATTACCGGCGGCAGCTGTCCGAAATCGCCAATGACGATCAGCTGGATAGGATCACGATGTTTGTTTTTGGGATTGGCCAGATAAATACTGCTTTTTCTGATTTTGTTTACTTTCTGTATCGACTTGCATATAAAGTCAAATGCGTCGATCCGGAGCATGGACACTTCATCAATCAAGATCACATCTGACTCATAAATAGGATCTTTTGGCGTAATCTTGGGAGTTGCAGACCAGGTCATACGGATTGGGATGCGAAAGGCACGGTGGCATGTAACACCGTTGATGAGCATGGCAGCTTTTCCTGTTGAAGCTGTAATTAATACAGTTTTTCCGGTAGCTTGGAGTTCATCTACGATAATTTGTGATATATAACTTTTTCCTACACCTCCACCTCCGGAAATAAAAATATTATGTCCATTTTGGGATTCTAAAAGAGCCTGTTTTTGTCCGTTTGTAAGAGTCTGCATCTGTTCATTTCCTTCTTTCTTATTATGGCTGCTGTTGCAATCTTGCTTCCAGTAATTCGATTTTTGCCTGCAGTTTAGCGTTTTCACGTTCCAGCTGCAGCAATTGCCCGTTCATTTCCCTTTCCTTTGCAGCAACTGCATTTAATGTTTCTAAAGCAGCATCTTTTTGCGCAGCGGAAAGTTTTTGCTCTGCTTCTGATTGCAGCTCACGCTTTTCTGTTGCATGATCTTTCTCGAGTTCTTTAATGGTACGTTCTAAAGCATGTATCTGCTCTTGCACAGTTTTTTCTGACTCGTAAAGACCGTCGTATTTCTTGCCCTTCTCTTCTGCAGAAGATAACTTTTCAGCCAGGGTAGAGATTGTTTTTTCCTTCTCGGCAGCCAACTGGCTGGAAGATTCGGCCCTTTCCTCAGCAGCAGCCAAATCCTTGAGAGCCTGACCAGCTGCTTGTGCAGAAGCGGTTGCAGTTTTTTCAGCATTTTCTTTTGCAGCCTTTAATTCTGCCATTTGATCCTGTAGATTTTGTATTACTCTGTCTTTACTGTCCATCGTTGCGGAAAATTCCTGCAGCACGGATTCGCGCAGATCATGATTAGTTTGCAGAGCATCCGTGAACATTTGAATCATGTTTGTGGCACACTGCTCAAATTTTTCAATGGAAGCCTTATGCTCCGGCAGGTCCACTTTTCGTTCTTGCATGTAGTATGCATTTATCAGCAGCTGCATGGTTTCCTGCTGATTATTTCCGGTTGCCTCTGCGATTTCCCGGAATTTTTCTTTCACATTTCCATCAATCCGGAAGGAAACGGGTTTTAACCACCTCAATTTTCGAATATAGCATGTCACATGGCTAATGTCAATTGCGATGTAATACACTATAACGTATTACATATGTATTACACTCTTGACGGGCAGCCCGGGACTAAAATTATGATTCCCGGCGTGCTATTTATTAATAGTATTTTAAAATTTCATCGTTTGTCGGAACCACTTCAATCAGATCGCCTGGCTGCACTTTGAGCATGATACAAATCTTGTTTAAGGTCGCAAGAGAAATATTTTTTCCCTCTCGAATACTCTGAACTGTCTGGTCAGACAAAAGGTGTTCTTTGTGTATCCGAGTTGAACTATATCCTTTTTTCTTTAATTCTTCCAAGATGTTTATCTTATAATGAATCAATATAAAAACTCCTCTCTTCTGCTGTGCTTTTTCTTTAATTATAATCTGATAATAGATTAATGTCAATATCTTTTTTTATTGAGGAAAATGCTATATTATAAACAAAAATGTACAATACAGAAGATAAAAAGTAATCTGAAAATAGATTATTTTTATTGACGAAGAACAGATGTGGTGATATAATGAAAACAAAGAAAGGGTTTTAGAATAAAGTGGAGGTGAAGCAAATGGAAAAGTTGGATAAGAAAACATATAGAGGTATAGTTAAATTTACTCTTGAGTCTATGTTAAATTTGTCCAAAACAGATAAAAACTACAATCTGGCAGCAGATACAATTTATTATTATGAAAATACAATTGTCCCTGAAGGGCAAATAACACAAGATGAATTTTTAGAATTGTGTAAAGAGGTTGCGATAAAGTAACTGGAAAAGATGTGGCAAAATGATAATTAATTTAATGAAATGTTATGGCGTTCTGGGACACGAAAAAAACCTGTTTATGCAGAATTTCCAGCAATGGAAGCGTATTACGAAGTAGAGGTTATTATTCCAGACGATTTGTTTGAAGTAGGAAAAATGAATTCGGAACAACTTTAATCACTCCTAAAAATGGTAAATGGACCTATACCTTGAATCAAATTTTAAGAAACTGGAGAGAAAAACCTGCATTTATATGGTATGACAAAGATGGAAAGCTACAAAGAAAAATTTTAGAAGAAAGATGAAGAAACAGAAATTCTTAAGAATGCCGATTGTTTAAGTGTTTCCCGTGTCAAAGATTGACACGGGAAATACCCTCAAGGGGATTTTTTCCGTAGCATATACGTTATGAAATTTCTCCTTTCTGCCACGCCGGGCGGCTGCTTCTGTTGACTGATCTGGTTTTGCTGTTTGCAGCATACCAGAAATCAAAACAGCAGCAAGGGTCAAGATGAACGGGCAAAGGCCCGCCCTTGCTTCTGTTCCGCTTCCTGGTATTTGAGCTGCACGCAAACCCCGATAGATCAGTCAACAGAAGCAGCCGCCCGGCGTGGCAGAAAGGAGAAAAAAAGAACAGTCTATGCTTCGAAAAATAAAAAAAACGCGCCCCCTCCTGAAACAGTTCCAGAAGCTGATTGGAACCGTAAAAACTCGAAAGGAGAAACAAAATGGATTTAAGAAAATACAGCGTATCTGAATTTTCTGAGATGCTGGAAAACGAAATGAAATTAAATAAAGAAAAATGTGAGAAAATCGCAAAATACTATGAAATGAAAAGAGACATTAAAAATGATCTTGAAATTACGTACAAGATCGTAGCTCCGGTGGAAAAAAATGTATATTATCGCAGACCACTGGAAATGGCCTACAATTATGAAAGCACTCTTTGGGGCATGAAGGAAGCGCAGATCAGCAGCTTTACCGGAGTCAAAAATAAAGAGTATTTTGTCAATACTATTAATTATTGCAGAGCGAAATACATTAAAGAAGCAATCGAGGAAATAATTAAAATCAAATCAATTCCTGAAGAAAATGAATTTTCCATATACAGTGAGCAGGAATTTGTTTTAGACTCATGGATGGATTATCCTAAAGTATACTTATTAGAAGAATGGCCAGAAGAAGATTGCCATTACTTCCATAAGATAATTCCATCAGCTGCAGGATTCATGCATTTTGTGATGGACGGTAATACCATAATGGCCGGAGAAGAATACATTAAAAGCAACATAAGAAAAATTCGACAAAGGAGCTGGTGAAACTCAGCCAGGAATATTGCAAGATACGTTAATGAATAGTTTTATCGCCAATGCTCCAATGCGGTGAAGGTATCTTATCTATCCAATCTCTTTTACTGCTGCGGCAGAGGTTGGCCAGACTTATAAGAAAGCGGAGCGGCCAAAGAATCCACCTCAAAAGCGATCACAGTCGATGGTGTGTGGGGTCATGAGCTGACCAAATGCTTGCAGGAGATTTTTAAGACTGGAGTAGACGGCGTGATCAGCTACCCGTCTGCGATGGTCAAGGCTTTACAGGAGTGGTGTAACCGCCAGTAAAAAAATATAAAATATATCAAAAGGCGTGGGGATTTCCCTACGCCTTTTTTTATTGCAAAAAATAAAAAAACTAAAATAACCTATTGACGTATACGTTGATGAGTGGTATTATATAATCAAAGTTAAGGCATAACAAAAATCAAGGAGGAAATTAAAATGGAAAAAGCAAAAAAAATTAAAAGTCTGGAAGGAATCCAGAGAGTAAGATTTAATGATTTTTCGGAGTACGAATCAGAGAAGTCAGCAAACGGTGGAGCGTATGGCTTCTGGACGGACTACACCCGTTTGGAAAACGGGATGTGGGAGGTTTCCTACGGAACCACCGCAGAATTTGACTTCTGCCCGGTGTGCGGAAGCTTCGATGATCACCGTCTCGAAGACGGAACTTACGAGTGCGGTGAGTTCCAGACGGTCAGCGAAGAGGAACTGATCGAAGAAATCAATAAATTCGTTGAGACGGATGACGAATTTATTGAATATAAAGAAGGAGAAAAATAAAGAATGAAAATAAAAACAATCCGGAACGCCTCCGGCTTAACACAGGAGGCGTTCGCAAGAAAATATAACATCCCGAAGAGGACTCTTGAGGGATGGGAGGCGGGAAAAAGAAACCCGCCGGAGTATGTCCTTTTACTACTCGATAGAGTAGTTAGAGAGGATACCAAAAAAACAGAAAAGGAGAAAACAGATATGAATGAGTTTTATAACACTATAATTTTAAAGCATGGAGTAGGCAGCTACTCCAAGAAACAATTTAACAACTTTACCGAAGGCGATTGCATCTGTGGAGAAAACGCAAGCCCGGAAGAACTGAAACGCTGGACGGGAGACCAGTACGACTTGGCAAAAGCCGAGCTTGCTAAATATAGCTGCTCGTACCGCAAGTCCGGTGGATACATGTTTGCCGATGAATACGCGCTCGAATACTGTAATATGGACGAGGACGGGGAGTTCCTGGACGGATCAGACCTCGATCTAGCGGAGAAAGAAGCATGAAAGAAAAAAATTATAAAAAGTGTGTAATTTGCGGGAAGGAGTATCCTTGCACTCCCTCCCGCAACGTTGTGACTTGCTCGAGGGAGTGTAGGCTCAAATACTTGAGCCAGAATCACAAGGGGCTTAAAATGTCAGCCGCCACCCGGGAAAAGATGGCAGAGTCGAGAAAAAAGGTTCCGAACAGTGCAGAGATACAGAGGATGGCGACGGAAGCCGCCAAGAAAAGCCCGAAATCTGGGCGATTTATAACCAACAAGGCGGCGATCGACTGGCACTTAGTCAGTCCGGAAGGGGAGCATTTCCATATTCACTCCCTTGCCTTTTGGCTGAGGGAAAATCACGAGATGTTTGGCGTTGAGCCAGACACTCGGGAGTTTAAAAATGTTATTTCGGGGCTTTCCCGAGTAAAAAGAGCAATGCTCGGGAAAATCGGAGACGGGCAGCGGCCGTGTGCAACGTATAAAGGTTGGTCTGTGATTCCGACAGATTACGACTTGGAAAAATTAAATAGTAAGAGATTGTGTTTATAACAAATTTATGGTGGAGGAAAATATAAAGATTGTAATGATTTACCTATCGGAGAATCTGCTCTTGCATTTTCTTCTGCTTTAAACAAACCAGACTCTAATATTTATTTTATATTTTGCGTTGGATCTATAGAAGACAAAATTAAAATACAATATGCCATAAAATATGTTCTTGCATGGAATGTTAGAACAAGAATATATGATTTTAATGATGGTACGTGGAGCAATTGGAATTAAATAGTAAGTTTGATTCATGAAAAGAGGTTTGATTATGAATAATATTGACAAACAGAAGGAAAGGGCAAGTAATACAGAAGAATTATTAGATCATTTGATTGAAATCATTGAAAACAATGATAGTAGATTTTCGCTTGAATGGTCAGTAGGTGGCGAAACAATTACAATGGAAATTTATGATAAATTAAAAAATATTGGTTATGCAGCGAAGATTTATCCGATTGAATATGATGAGAATGATGAACCAATTAACTTATAAAATATTGCCAGAATAAAATTAACGAAGGAATTATACAAAATAGTGTATGGTTCCTTTTTTTGTTGGAGAATAATAGAAAAATGAAACAAGGATTTCAGAAGGGAGAATCAAAATATGAAAACAAATGAAAGAAAATATCTAGAAATTAGCACGGCACACAGCTAAAGCAGGGGGATTCTTGTTTCTTCCACTACTGCATTGACGAATACCTTACGGTACTGCAATGTCTTACACAGTGTCCACAAGCTATGTTTATCCTGTTCCCGTATGCCCTACGGTACAGCTTTTCATCTTTATGCAGACTGCATCTGCAGTGCTTTTTTCAGAATATTAATGCCTGCATTCGTATCCTGGTCATGAACTGCATGGCATTTCGGGCACTCCCAGATACGAATGCGCAGATTTTTCACCAGCGGATTCCGATAGCCACAGGAACTGCAGGTTTGACTGCTCGGATACATCGTTGGTACTCTGTGAAGTTCATTTCCATACCAGCTGGCTTTATGGTAATTATACAATTCCGATCACTTCTGCGTTTTCAATGATGATCTCGTCTTCGTCGTTTCCGTAGCTATACCGATCTCCAGCTATAATTACTGTCTGGTATCCATAATCATACGCTTTTGAGTCTTCCAGCGCTTTTTCTAAAATTTTCTCTGCCTCTTCTGCTTCTTTGTCGTCGAGATTTTCCAGATTCTCGATTCTCATTCCGCATGTTCCAGGAAGTTCAACAGGCTCATCGTCTTCAAAAGTGCTTTCATCCTTTTCATAGTTCCAGTCAAAGCTGTTTCTGCAAATATCACCCACTTCGTAGTTTTCGTCTTTTCTGCACCGACGAATCGCTGCTATTGAAAAATAATTTTCGTTCATTTTATTTAAAACTTCTTTTGCGTTCATTTTATTTCCGCCTTTCTTTGTTTTGTTGTTCTTTTTATGATTTTATTATACTCCATTGGAGTATAATAATCAATAGTTTTTTGCAACTTTTCAATAAAAAAGGACGCAAATTATGCGTCCTTGATAATTCTTTCCTATTTTTCTTTTTTGTCTTTTTCCACAACCTTTTCGAGCAAATTTAACACATATAACGGCGGTTTTCTCTCTCCGCTCTCCCAGTGGCACAAGGTCCCTTTCGGGATCCCATACCGCTTACAAAATTCTACTTGTGAAAGACCTGTTTGTTCTCTTATTTCTTTAATTTCCATCTCTTTCCTTTTCCTCTGCCTTCTTGTCCATCCATTCTCTATTTTTTACTGTTGCAGTATACATTTTTTCTATTTTTTTCTCAAACGTTTTCTTCTCATTTTCCGACAGACCAAGCTCATTTTCAATTTTATTTATAGCTTCGCTCATTATTCCCTTGTTATCCCGGATTAATTGATATGCCCATTGTTCACCCTCATAATTTAGGCACTGTAGCGTGTGGGCGATCTTTTGCGTGATCACATATCCCGGATTGATCGTCGGCATTCCGTCTAAGTTCTCTTTTATTTTATTTGTTGATCCGCCGACAAATAATTTTGCTGAGTCTCGCGAATTTCTTATTCCTTTCGGATAAGTTGGCGGGATGAAATCCGGTTTTCCTGTTATGCTGCACACGCCGTTTGGTGCCAGCGTTTTCAGATAATAGTCGCGCCACTGGAAATCTTGCCCGTCTCCCGCCTGCAATGCGTGCAAACAATACGCTTTATATTTTTCTTCCGACTCAGAAACTCTTGTCAAAGCTTCCCTACTTACCATTGTAAAGCAAACCATAACCTTTTCTTCTGGCAGATTCACTTTTTTTAAAAGATCTTTAATACAATCTCGAAGAAGTCCTTTTTCAAGGAAACGATATACCGATTTTGCCAGCTCGTCGTCAACCTCTTCGATGTACTCTCCCAGCTGCTTCATGTAACTTTCGTGCTTTTCTTTGCACTTTGGGTCGTCGTACTCGCTACATAAATATTGCATGTTGTCATGTATTGGATGTGGCGAGCAACCGCTCGTTCTCGACTCCGATTCAATCGTGCACGGAATCGTAAAACGATCTTGCTCATTCAACATTGCACCGACGAAATTTCCGCTTTCATCCAGCAATACTTTTATATTCGGCTTAACTCGCGTGTGCGCGATTGGGATAATATCTTCTACTCCCATGTCTTCGTAAACTTGTAAAATTTCTTTCCAGTACATTTTCTCTCCTATTCTCTTTTTTGTTATCTTTTGTTAATTGTATTATACTCCATTGGAGTATATAAGTCAATATTTTTTGTTATTTCCCCGGCATAAAAAAAGGACGCATGTTTGCGTCCTTTTTTTATGCTGCCTTCCGTGCACCTATTCAATAATGTTTTTCAACTCACAGATTCGGTGTCTGACGCAAGATATTAACTATCTTGCAGATATATCTTAACACTATTGCTTTATTTTTTCAAGTTTTTTCTATTCCGGCACGAACTCCACGAGTTCCGGATCTCCTGTTACCCAGTAGCCCTCGTGTGTCTGGAAAAAAGTGTCTTTTCCGTCTGCTGCTTTCCGCAGCACTCGCTTAACTTCGAAGTTCGTCACGCCGCAGATCACATTGTCCGCTTAATTTCGACACCCGGACATCGTTGATCCGTTCTGCAGTACGGTTCTTTACGCAGAGATAGACAACTCCTTCTTCGCTCGAGAATGGCTTCTTTCTGGCATTTTTGCTGAAATATTCGATTGCTGTATAGTCTCCGAACCGAATTCGCTGCAACGCGTCTATCATGGCCTGATCCGACTGCCGCACCACTTCCTGCAGATCGCACAGCAGGAAATTGTGCTGTTTCCAGCCCTGGGCCTGGAACGCATAGCCCGATCCACATTAAATCCATAAGTATAAAGAAGATTAGAACAAAACCCGTGTCAATGATTGACACGGGCTTTGCAAATAATTTTATTTAAGGATATGAATAGGATACCATAGATAGTTATGATTTTCAAGAAAAAAATTTTTATTTAGTATTGTTATTATTTGTTCATGCAAAAAGGCAGCCTTAAAGGCTGCCTTTTCTTTTATAACATCAGGTGCGCTCCTGCCTCTTCCGCGTAGTCTTCGGCGATCTTTTCCGCCTCTTCGTAGTTCTCCGCGGTGCAGATCAGCTCCAGCGTCTCGTTGTCTACGACCTCGATCTCCATTTTTGAAAAGCTCCAAATATCTCCGCCGTTGATCCATTCGCCCTCGTTGTACTCGTTTTCCTGGATCATGTACTCCGTCACAGAGAATAAACCGCCAGACTGGCTGATCTCGGTTTTATATTTCGCGAGCTCTTCCTCTGCTTTTTCCAAGCTCTCAAATTCTCCGAGCCTCTCCGGCTCCACGTCGTACATCGTGCATCCCTCTTTTATTTCTTTTCTTTCCTTCCATGCGAACTCCGCGCTACATTTCTTTAATTCATATTTTTTCATTTTCGTTTTCCTCCTTTATAGCTATATATTCTCTATTCAACGCCCTTATATATCACATCTCTATCATCAATATAAATCAATGTAGGATCATCGTACTCTTCGTACCTTGTATATCCAATAAATCCTTTTGTATCAATGTAAGGTGCTAACCAATGTAGAAACTTATCAATCTCATTATCATAATTTTTTAAATTGGCTCGAATATTAACCTTATAACATTTTGAAATGTTATCAAACATGATCTTGCTATTAGTCATTCCGTCAAAATAATAACTATCACAACAAGCTACCATATCCCATCTATCACACTTAAAAAATTCATGATTAGGTAAATCTGAAGGTTTATCATTATCATCTATAAGATAATATAAAACATCAACAACATTCTTTGGTGTGCCTTTTGTCAAATCAAAACACACATTGATTTCTGCGTACATTCCCATTTGTTTATACTCTCCTTATCTTTCACAGATCAGCTCGGATTCTTCCAGTTCCTCTTCGATCTCTTCAAAATCCACTTCGTTGTGATCACTCACGTCTTCGAAGTCAAAAGCCGCCGGTTCGTATTTCTTTCTTAATTCTTCCGCTGCGTTTTTCCATATAAGTCTACGCCATCAACTCTTCCGGTCGGTGCTCCGTCAAATACTTTTGCGGTCTTTCCATCTGTAAAGATCACTTTGTTGTTTCCGTTTGTCTTTTCAAAATAAATTTTCATTCTTATTTCCTCCCGTTTTCTTTATTGTTCCTTTGTTGTTTTTATTATACGCCAATATTGGCGTATTGTCAACACTTTATTTTACTATATTTTTTCTCTTTTTATATTGACTTTACGCCAAAATTGGCGTATGATGTAATCAAAGTTAAGGAACGAAACAAACACAGGGAGGAACAGAATATGGCAACAATTAAAGAAATCAGAACGCTTTGCGGAATGACGCAAAGCGATTTTTCAAAAAAAGTCGGTGTTAATATCCGACTTTTACAGAAGTATGAGTCTGGAGAGTGTTCTACACAAAACATGTCGGCAAAAGTCGTCCAGGCTTTCACGTCTGCTTTTGGCTGCTCGCTTGAGGAGCTGCTTGATCTCGATACCTCTGTTTTTAGTGGCGAGGTTACCGCGTCTTTAAAAAATGGCGACCTTTCTCTTCCGGATGTCTTTTTCATGGCAAAATATCAGCGTGTTAAAAAGTGCAGCAAGATAGGCGCATTTGATGACACTTTTCGTGCTTGTTACAATCGCATCCCTCCCGCTTTGGCTGGAAAATTGTCTGCTCAAGATCTGGCGGATCTAGTTGACGCCTTTTATAATTGCTATAATGACGGACGCTAAAGGAGGAAATTACGTTTTATGCTGTGTGGTGAGAATGTTACAGTTAAACAATTAGTTTATCTTTTAATAAGTTGTGGTTTTCGAAAGTGTGAACTTTGGACACAAAAAGCATATATAAATGCGAATTGTAAAACCAAAACACTTCGTTCACATAGAATAGCATCCAAGAAAATAGATTTATTGCATGAAGCAGGGTTGGCTTATAAAGACGCACAAAAATTTGTTATAATGGAAGGGAAACAGAAAGTTAATAAAACTAATCTATCATTGCTCGGCGAACCATTATGGATTGGTACTATAGAGGAATTGTCTAATAAGCAAAATCTATGGAACAAATCTGTGTGTGATTGTTGTATAAACGGACTATTCCGAAATAAAATTCAAATAATAATAGAGGATGGTGATATAAATGCCTAGACCAAAGAAAGACGGGCGATACTTGAATCTGTATCTCGACAGAGCTTTACATGAGGAATTTGAGCAATTCTGTGAGAGCCTTGGACAAACCAAGACAGTTGCTGCTGAAAGGGCTTTCCGAATGTACATGGATGCTATGAAGCAAAATCCAGAACAAATAATGAAAGTTGAACAAAGCAATGATTATAAGGAATTATCCCGTGTCAACGATTGACACGGGATAATTGGAATAAAAGCCCCCATAAAGGTGAACTTAAAGTTTCTTGATGATATTTTGTAAGGTTTATCATAACGCATATGAAACGATGTGCGGACATATAGAGAAACACTTGTCCCGGATGCCTGGAAGAAATGTTTTTTAAAACAAAAAAGTGATGATTTTTCCTCTCTTTTTTGTGTAAAAATGATAAGTTAGAAAAGTTCTGTTTGTCATATTGGTTGTGTACCATTCCCAGCACCGCTGCGCGTTGGTCTGCCCATCTCCCAGACCACTTGCCGGAAAGCAGCTCTTTTTTTGATAAAAAGAGCTGCAAAAAGCCCGGCAGAATAAGGAAAAATAGAAGTCCCCCCTAAATCCCCCCGATGGGGGATTTTTTTCGAATGTCTCTATGTAATGTTTCTCTCCAATCTCTTGTATTTTTCTTCTGATTTCTCGATCAGGGTTTTTTGCGTGCATTATACAGCATGGACAAAAAGCTAATAGGGTCAAGATGAACGGCTACGCCGCCCTATCAGCTTTTTGCCCATGCTGTATTTTTCATACCCGCAAACCCCGATAGATCAAGAAATCAGAAGAAAAATACATAGAAAGGAGAGAAAAAATGTACATTTCTACATTCGAAAAATTAAGAGCACCCCCTCCTGAAGCAAGTCTCAGAAGGTTTTTGGGAGCATCGGCTCCGGCAAATTTTAAATTGATAAGGAGAAAATATTATGTTGGATAGAAAAATGGTAATCAATGAGTTACGTAAAAGAGGATATATTGCAGAAGAAAAAAATGTAGTGAAAAATGGTGTCATTTGTGATGGAATTTCAATTCATTTGCCGGAAACAAAAATGGAGAACGAAAAAGTTCAGAGCGTTTTTGGGGTAATTTATATGGATACTTTAGAAGAAATGAAAGAAATGGAAAACTTGAGTTTTGAACAAGTGGTGGAAAGAATCATCGAGGTCGTATGGGAAAATAGTCCTAAGTTAAACGATTTTCCAAAGAACGACAAAGAAGTTTTACAGAAAATCACAATCGGTTTTCAGAGAACGGAATATAACAGTAATATGTTGAAACGGAAATCGGATTTTGATGGAATTGAAGAGTATTTATATATTATGACAGAGGATGGAAAAATTAATATAAATGATGATTTCCTTAAATATTTTAATGTACCAGTGGAAAGCGCATGGAGAGCCGCAGAAGAAAATACGAAAAGAGACAGCATTATTTTTTCAATGGCAGATTTTTTTAAAGACGTAGCAGATGTGAAAGATTTTATAAGAATACCGCTATATGTAGTAACAAATAAAGAAAGGAAATATGGCGCATCGGCAATCATAAATAAAGAAAGGCTTTCAGATTATTGTCACGAAATGGATATAAACAAAATAGTGGTTATACCCTCTTCAATTCATGAAATGATGTTTCTCCCATGGGATGAAGAAATAGATGAAAGATACATGGATGAAATGATTCAAGGAGTGAATGACATATTAGTTTCACCAGTTGAACAACTCGGTAATAAATCATACATCATGGAAGTGTAATTGCAAAAATTCCGCCATGAAAGAAACAGTATGGCGGCGTAAATAAAAAATTCAAAAGTGGTTCGTGTCAATGATTGACACGAACCACGGAAAGGAAAAAATGAAAAGAATAAAAGAATATCAGATGATGCTTAATGAGAATAGAATTCCATATTTAGAAACACAGAAATCTTTTTTATGCGAGAGTAAGTGCAATTCTCCGGCAAATGTAGCAGAGATCATGGAAAGTTGCTTCCGGATAAGTGATCTACCAGAAGAACATATATATGCTATTGCGTTGAACACGAAAAATCAAATTACTGGAATTTTTGAAGTGGGAAAAGGAACCGTTAATTGTAGTTTGATTTCTATAAGAGAAATATTAATTCGAATGCTGTTGGCTGGTGCTGTGTCATTTATTCTGTGCCATAATCACCCGAGTGGAGACACAAATCCGTCCCAAGAAGATATTCAAATTACAGAAAGTATTGGAAAAGCGGGAAGTTTGATTGGCGTTTCACTACTGGATCATTTGATTATCGGTGAAAAAAATTATACCAGTTTGCGGGAAATACAAGCAGTTACGTTTGAGTAAAAATGAGAACTAATTTTCAGACAAAAAATGGGTAGATACTATTCCCAGCATCGCTGTGATTGGTCTACCCATTTCCTAGACTGCTTTTATGCAGAAAAAGGAAAAATCAAAGTATTCCCATTAGATTCCCGGAATAGGGAATCTTTTTTTGTCTCTATAGGAATGGCTCTAATATACAGTTTTGCCGCTACAATAAGGTGGGATGTATATCCTATCTATCCAATCTCTTTTTCTGAGCAGCCGTTTAGTCTACTTTACAAAACAAAAAGGAATTTTCCTGTGTCAATCCTTGACACAGGAAAACTAGAATAAAAGCCCCCTAAATCCCCCTAGGGGGACTTTTTTCGAATGTCCGTGGAAAATGTCTTTCTCCTCCCTGCTATATTTTTTCTTCCGGTTCCTCGATCAGGGGTTTTAAGCGTGCATTATACACCATCCCTGTAAGGATGATAGGGTCAAGATGAACGGCTGCGCCGCCCTATCATCCTTACAGGGATGGTGTATTTATCATGCCCGCAAACCCCCGAA